CGCAAGTACCGTGGCGATGTCGTCACGGAGAAACGGCGTTTGGATTCCACGGATACTGGCGTCAACGATAACGTTTCCGTCCGAAACAACATAAGCATCGTGGCTGACGCCTACGCTTATGAGCATTTCTTCGCAATACGATATGTTCGTTGGATGGGGGCTTGCTGGAAAGTCACTGACGTGGAAGTCCAGCGCCCCCGTCTCATCTTGACTTTGGGAGGTGTCTGGAATGGGCCAACGTATCAACCTCCAACAGATTCTGGAGAAGATCTGCCCTAATGTATATTTCCAGCCACCTTCCTCTCCTCAAATGTCATTGACATATCCGTGCATAGTCTACTCTCGAGACTCCGGGGATTCTCAGTACGCTGACAATCTGACTTATATTTACAACCAACGGTATCAGGTACAAGTGATCGCTCGAGATCCCGACTACGTCGAGACGATCCAGAGGCAACTCCTTGATATTCCGACCTGTCGGGCAGATCGTCATTACACTTCTGATAATCTCCACCACGACACATTCATTATGTATTACTAAGGAGGAAACATGGCAGTCCTTTCTTTCGACGCGACTGGCGAGCGTTTCTATGAGACTGGCGCAAAGAACGCCGTTCTCTATCCTCTTCAGAGCGCTGGTACGTATGGTACCGGTGTTGCTTGGAACGGTCTGACCGGCGTCACGCACTCCCCTGAGGGTGCAGAGCCCACCGACCTTTGGGCCGACGACATGAAGTACGCTACGATGCGTTCTGCTGAGAACTTCAACTGCACCATCGAGGCGTACAACTATCCGACCGAGTTCAACAAGTGCAACGGCGTGGGCACTCTCACCGAGGGCGCTTACGTTGGTCAGCAGACCCGCGAGGCGTTCGGTCTGTCCTATATTACTCAGATCGGCAACGACG